GGACTGCACCGGAGTTGTCGAAAAACTGCCAGCCAGCGCCAGCGATAGGGGAAAGTGCGACGGTCATAAATATTCCTTGTTACTTCGCTACCCAGCCAGTGTTAGTGCCAGCCCCGGTTTCCTTCACATACACGGACGTGCCTGCGCCGCCGCTTTTGTTGAGATACAGGTCGCCGGGGTTGCCAACAATCGCGCTGTTGGGGCTGCCAAAACCAGACTGAATAAGCGCCCCACCTACGGAAACAATAGCACCAAACGGCGCTGATTCCGGTGGCTGCAATTGCATATCCCACAGGGTCTTTTGCATCTCAGCAAAGTCATCAGACGATGCCCCGCCGGACGGGCTAACCTGCACGTCATCCAGCGAAACAGAACTGTTGCCGCTGCCCGCAATATCGTAAATGTTGACGAAAAAGCGATACCACTCGCGTGCCATTAGCCCCGTGCGCTTGTCGATAAAGTCTACGCGGGGGGCGGGTATTTGGGTAACGTCTGGGGGGTTAGCCATTTGTGCCGTCCACCGCTAGTTCAGCACCGAGGATGACAATCTTTACGGGGTCAGTGCCGGAAATCTCGTACACGCGGTCGCGCAACTTCAGCGTCATGCCAAGCCGACGCCAAAAAGCACGGGTGCTGAACCCGCCTAGTTTGCCAAGTTTTGACCATTTCTCGTTAGACCAAACGTGACCGCCGTCATCCGAGAACCGCAGCATGACTAGTGGGTCATTGCCCTGCCCGGTATTCAGCCCTACGCCCGTCTCGCAGTCCAACTGCAAAGAGTGGTGAACGGTGCGCTTCAGGTCATTCTGACCCGTAGGCAGCGCCCGCCACGACCGTAGCCACTTCTGCGGCTGGTCATCGTCCGCGTACACGGACAGGTCAAGGACATAAATCTTGCCGTTCTCAAAGTCGCCAACGTGCGGGACGTTGTTGTAGGCGGCGTGGCAGTTGCTGCGGTGGCGCACAAAGTCGCCTAGCAAGAACCCGGCACGCTCATGCCAGGAGTTGACGGCTACGTCGTAGACCCACGTTTTGCCAGCGGTGGGGAAGGTAAGCACATAAAATGCGTGGCCTTCTTGCTGATAGGTATAAGCAATGGCGTCCGAAATAGTGCCATACGACTGGATGGCGTACTCAATTGCATGAGTAGAAACGCGCTGTCCCGTGTATCCGTTGGCGCGGTAGACAATTCCCTGCCCGCGAGCGTCAGCACCCAGCCAGAAGATGCCATTGTCCAGCTTGGCAACCGAGTACGGGGCGACACAGCCGATTTCATTGAATGCACCCTGAATGCGGGTCAGCGGGAAATCAGCCTCGCCGGAGTTGTACCAAACCTCGGTCGAGTCCGTGCCAAACAGCCACAGTTCGCGGTGGTCCACGATAAGGGCCACCAGCCCGTCAGGCGAGCCTTCAGCGGACGCAAAGTCCAGCGGGTCTACCGACAGACCGTCCAGCAGGGAGGTAATCCACACCGTCTGGCTGTTGGGCTGGTTGAATACGAAGTAGCCGTCAAGGTAGCCCACGTTTACCGCGCCCTCAAAGTCAGGGTCGGTAATCTGGGCAAACACGTCGGTGTTGTAGTTGTAGATGAACCCGTCAGGGTTGCAGGCGATGAACAACTGAGTGCCGTTGTCCGCCATGCTTACGGGGCCAGTGCCGGTCACCGTACCCTTTAGGGTAGCAACGTAAGCAGAGGTTACTTGGTAGAAGCCCGTACCCGACACGACGTACAGGGTGCCGCTGTGCGACCACATACCGCGAATAGGACCGTTGCCAACGGTGGCTACAAGCCGCAGGCCGGGGGTGCGGTTTAGGAAGCCGGGTTCCTTACCACCCTCAGGCACGGCTTCCGGCATCAAATTGATGCAACGGTTGTCTGCCGCATTGACTGAACGAGCAACGTATGCCGCGCCGAGGATGGGAGTTTTCATGCTTGACACCGCATGGCTTGCTTAATATTATTCAAGTCATGAATACCAACCAACTGACTCAGGCCCGCTTGCGGGAAATCGTCAACTATGACGCTGACACGGGCATTTTTACATGGAATAAGCCGCGTCGTCGCTGTCGGTCGGGCGACAGAACGGGTTGCCGCATGAAGAACGGGTACATTTGCATTCGGCTTGACGACATACTGTACACCGCGCATCGACTGGCGTGGCTGTACGTTCATGGCGAATGGCCTGCCCATCAACTTGACCACATTAACGGCGACCGAGCGGACAACCGCATAGCCAATTTGCGCGAGGCAACAAACGCCCAAAACGCACAGAACCGCAAGCGCAAAGACAACAAAAGCGGCTTTACGGGCGTTTGCAAGGAAAACAACAAGTGGCGTGCGGAAATCAAAGTCAACTACAAGGTTATTCGGCTTGGCTTGTTTGCCACGCCCGAAGAAGCGCATGAAGCGTACCTGAAGGCAAAACACGACTTGCATCCGTTTAGCCAACATTAAAAATTGCCACTGTACACTGAGAAACGTTGTCTTGTCCCCACAATGCTGTACGGGATGGACATCACATCGCCGGGGTTGTTGATGCGCTTCAGGTTCCGCTTGCTGGTCATCGCAATGCGCTGCACCTGCGGCGAGGGTTCCACGCCAAACTCAGGCGCAATCTCGCAAGCAAGGTTGTAGCGAAATGCACGCAGGTAGCCAGGCGGGAACGTCAGGGCTGTGGACAGCGTGGCAGGCTGGTCTAGCGGGTCTACCGAGATGAAGTGCCACTCCAGCGCACGGGTCGGCACTGGGTAGATATGCATATCAATGTTGGGGTAGTTGGTGTTAATCCACATGACCTGCGGAAAGGACGAGGTAACGGTCTTGACCGCGATGCCGTCGTACTGCTGCTGGTTGATGAGTTTAATGCCGTAGGAGATGCCCGACGCAGGGTCTACAAAGTAGGTGCTATCGTCCATCAGGATAGGGCGGTTGCCGATGAAGTCACCCGTGGGGCCAAGCGTGCGGCTGAGTGAGCCAGCAGGCCAAGTGAACACCTGCTCCTGCGTGGTGTAAACCGACAGGCGTTCCGTAGACCACGAATCAATCATCTGCTGCATGGCAACGAGCGCATCTGCGCTGGCAGCGGCAGACGGCGATTCACCCTCGGCAAGCATACCAATGAGCCGCATAGCGCCGTTTATGAGGTCGCCTGTGGTAGCGGTAGCAGGAGTGCCGGTCAGTACAATAGGCATGATGTGTCCTTATGCCGTCGTGCTGTCAGTGATTAGGCCATGCGCCGCAAGCGCCGACAACAGGGATGCCAAGGCAGCGTTACCGCCACGCGAGCCGGTGATGGTTTGCTTAGTTGTGCCGCCGGTTCCGAGGAACCCCAACGTGCCGCCAGACTTTTGCACAATCAGCGACACCGCAGTGCCAGTGCCACGCTTGTCAGTAAAGATGCGAGCATTGCTTACGCTAATGTCCATACTGACGTAGCCGGTGTTGTCAATTGCGCTACCGTTGTATGCAAGCACGGCGCTATATGCGCCCGTGCCGTCCGGCGCTACCTGTACCTGCATTGACTCGTTGGCGGTAGCAGGCAAGAACGTGAAGTTGTTTGCGTAAGTGGTGAAGTCATTGCCATAGGCGTAACGCTTGGCAGAAGACTTTACTAGCGTTGCGTAACCCGTGCCGTACTGAGCCAGCGTAAAGCCGCTAAACGAGTTTTCCTTTACTACGCCAACAGGAGCAAGCGACCCGTTGTTCTGAACAGCAAACTTGTTGGTAATGGTTTCAGCACGAAAAGCGTTGCCACTTATTGAAAAACATTGCGGAGCGCCATCAAGGTAAATCGCGCAATAAATGTCAGTTGCAGTGGCAACGGCGTTGTCTAAGAAAAACACGTTGGATACAACGGTTCCGACGCCTTGGTCGGAAATACTGCGAATCCGCAGGTTGGCAAACACTGACCCATTGTTAGGCGCAGACAAGGCGTTCAACTCAAAGTTGCAGCCCTGAACCGTGCCTCGGTCCCACTTGTAGGCGTCAATGTCGCCTTGGTAACCGCCATACCAGCGGCAGTCGGTAAACGTAAACCCAGCAGCGCGGTCAATCAGCGTCTGATAGTAGCCAGAGTCGCCGTTGTTGTACCAAACGCAACCAACAAACATTTCGTCCGCGAGGATGTTGTTTGCATCCTTGCCGTAGAAACCTGCCTTTTCGTTGTACTTAAAGAAGCAGTTTTCAAAGCGGTTGTCAGGAACCGTGTTGAGGATGTTAGAACCGTTAGCCGTAACAGTCGTGACAATAGCGCCGTAGTCGGACGCATTCTGAAACGTCACATCACGAAACGTAGACGCAAACGACTGGCAGATAAAGCACGACCCAGCCGTGTTGTTAGCCTTGTTGCCGTCTAGCGTCAGGTTGTAAATGCCATACGGGCCGGACGAATACGTCACGTTGCTGGCATAACGGGTGTCAGCAAGCAGGTAAGTATTGGCGCTGTTCTTGAGCTTCAGCGTGGTTGCGGCTTCGCCAGAGCCCTGCAAGTAGACCTTGTGCTTGATTTGCAAGCCAGCAGCAATGTAAGTGCCTTCCGGCAGCAGCAGCGTACCGCCGCCGCCCGCCTCAGTTGCGTCAATAGCCGCCTGAATAGCCGCAGTGTCATCCGTAACGCCGTCACCGACCGCGCCAAAATCCTTGACTGACGCAATGCCAGCATCCGTCTGGTCAAACAGCGTAATGTCCGTTTTCAGCTCTGCCGCAAAGTTGGTAGCAGAGATAGACAGCGTGTAACGACCGTTGTCGGCGTAGAAGAAAAACTGACCGTCAGTGTCGGTGGTGACGGTGCTGCTTGGCACGACCGTCAGGCCGTTGTCGCTGTAGATGGTAGCGAGCGTCAGCGTGTTGTAGACGTACACGGTGACAAGCGCATCGGGGATGGCGTTGCCGTGAACGTCCTGAATGGAGTTTTGGTACTTCTGCACGGTCAGCCCTCGGCGGTCTTGGGGGGTCGTCCTCGAC